ACAGGGAGACTCCTCTGCGCGAGTGTGCGGGGATAATCAAAAACGATACACACCGGGGTTTACCGCGTTAACGGAGCGCGGCGTTGTCCCCTCATGGTCGCTGGTCCGGTGCGATGGTGGAAGAAACCGGACGATGTGTTACCTCGCAAGCCCTGTTATGTCATGTGTCTGATTTGTGATTTAAGCCGGATAATTGTCGTTGCCATTAAGCAGAGGATTAATGATCGACAGGGTGGCATTGTTAGAATAAGACTTATTCTTATCTGTGCCGGGAATGAAAATGAAAAGAAATCTTCCGTTAATTATTTTGTTGTCTTCTCTGGTTATGGGCTGTACGCAACATAAAACAGATATGCCCCGACAGTTGGTTAAGGCATTACCACAATATCCGGCCTATGCAGCGGCAAATTATATAAAGGGACGGGTTGATGTGAAGTTTGATATTGGTGCTGATGGTACTGTCACCCGAATTGAGTTTATCCGTTCAGAGCCGCACCATTTGTTTGATGAGCAGGTTGTAAAGGCGATGGCAAAATGGCGATTTGAGAAGGACAGGCCGTGTAAAGGCGTGAAGAAAACGTTTATCTTTAGTCCTTCTGCACCCTGATTATTTCATCAGAAATTAATTATCACTCTGTTGTTATTCTGTACATCCCGGCAGGGTAAGTCTTGTTCCGTCGGATATGAAGATGAAATATTGTTGGAGGACAGTGGGTACCTGCTCCTGTAACCGAACGTTCATTTCTCGTTATTTGTCATGCTGGCCGGGCAACAGATGCGTTGCATCTGTTGCCAGCCTTCTCCTGCAGGCTTCAATAACCCACGCTGAAAAGTTACCGGATCCTTTATGCTCAAGGGCGATGTTGATCTGTTCAATCATGTGATTGGGGAAACGGATATTGCGGGTTGTGGTTCTGCGGGTCCGGTTTTTCGATGACATATTTATTTCCTTTACTGATTGCCATATGACGGGGATTTTACATGGCTCAGCTTCGTACACTCCAGAGCAGAATCAAAACACTGAATACCCGACGGGTGAATATTCTGAAGGGGGAGCAGCGTCGTGTCAGTGGCAGTGCACGTGTTTCCCTCAAGCGTCATATCTGGCTCAGGGACGCCGGGCAGTGCTGTATCTGTGGTCGTGTGGTTGACCTCTGTGACAGTGAACTTGATCACCGAATTGCACTTCAGTTCGGTGGTGGTAATGAGGAGACGAATCTCTGGACGCTCTGTACCGAATGCCATCGACAAAAGTCTGCTCGTGAAGCGGCGGGTGGTATGCCGGACCCGACGCTGCCGGAGGTGTCCGGAGGTAGTGGCAGAGCGGACGACATCATCGGACTGTAACCCGACCCGGGGGGGGTATCATCCGGCGTAAAAAACGATCGCTTTGGACACCGCGCCCCCTCTCACGCAGAGAAAAAATTCCCGTTTCAGGGCAGTTAACATGTTAACTGGCTGCCCGGGCATTTTTGCGGTTTTTATCTTTATTATTCAGTTTGTTGTGCGAAAAAAATGTTAACTGGCTTTTTCAGAAAATGTTAACCAGGCAGCAGTTAACATTTGCGGCATGAGACGCCGGGAAAAATGGGCTGAACCATACCCGGCTGAGTGCGTTCTGGACCCGGGAGGAGGCTGTGCTGACAACGCAAAAACGAAAATTTGCGCTGGCGCTCATGTCCGGGAAAAACAAAACAGCGTCAGCCATTGCCGCCGGTTATTCGGCGAAGACCGCCAGGGTTAAAGGCTCGCAGCTGGCAAAAGATCCGGAGGTGCTCGCGTTTATAGCCCGTAAACAGTGCGAAACGGTGGAGGTGGATGAGGTTCCTGTTTACCGGCAGAAAAAATCAGAGCAGGAGGATAAACCCCGTCGCCGTGAGGCGGCTGCAATACCACAGCCGGACGAAAACAATCCGGAGATGCCACCGCCCGCGGTGATGTCTCATGGTATTGAATATATGGAGGATGGTCTTCCCGATCCGGTGAAAGCTATGGGGCAGATCCTGGTGGAAAACCTCAGCATTGATCCGAAACTGGCACTGGATGCGGCCTGGCGACTGGCGCAGTTCACACACCATAAAAAAGGCGATGCCGGTAAAAAATCGGCAAAAGGTGATGCCGCGAAAAAAGCGGCTAACCGTTTTGCGGTACCACCACCACCACGACTGGTGGTGAATAACGATAATGAGGGCAACGGATGATACCTGTATGGAGCACGGCCTGCCCGGACTGGGCAGAGCGCCTGAAAAAGGGGCTGTCGATTATTCCGGCTCCGATTTATCCGGACCAGGCCGCACATGCCCTGGCGATTTTTAAACAACTGCGGATTGTGGATGCACCGGGTAGCCCGACGTTCGGGGAGTCCTGTGCACAGTGGGTGTTTGACCTGGTGGCGGCTCTGTTTGGCTCCTACGATGCGCAGACCGGTGTCCGCCATATCAAGGAAGTGTTCATTCTGATACCCAAAAAAAACAGCAAGTCCACACTGGCCGCCGGGATCATGATGACGGCGCTGTTACTGAACTGGCGGCAGGCGGCGGGTTACACGATTCTGGCCCCGACTGTGGAGGTGGCAGCCAACGCCTTCAATCCTGCCAGGGATATGGTACGACGGGACGATGATCTGGATGACCTCTGTCAGGTGCAGACACATATCCGGACCATCACCCACCGGGTGACGGACACCACCCTGAAGGTGGTGGCAGCCGATCCGAATACGGTGTCCGGTATCAAGTCCGTGGGGACGCTGATTGATGAGTTGTGGCTGTTTGGCAAGCAGTACAAGGCGGAGGACATGTTACGTGAAGCCATCGGCGGGCTTGCCTCCCGCCCGGAAGGGTTTGTGGTGTATACGACCACCCAGTCGAATGAACAGCCAGCCGGGGTGTTCAGACAGAAACTGCAGTACGCCCGGGATGTGCGCGACGGCAAAATTAATGATCCGCACTTTCTGCCGGTGATATTTGAACACCCTCCTGAAATGGTGGAAAGCGGGGCTCACCTGCTGATGGAAAACCTCGCCATGGTCAATCCGAATCTCGGCTATTCAGTGGATGAGGCCTTTCTGTACCGGGAGTACCGTAAAGCCCGGGAAGCCGGTGAAGAGACATTCCGGGGGTTCATGTCAAAACACGCCAATGTGGAAATTGGTCTTGCCCTGCGCTCTGACCGCTTGGGCGGGGGCTGATTTCTGGGAAGAGCAGGGCCGTTGTATCAGCCTGGACGATATCCTGCGTCGTGCTGATGTGGTGACGGTGGGGATTGACGGCGGAGGGCTGGATGATCTGCTGGGGATGTATGTGATTGGGCGTGACCGGGAGACCCGCGAATGGCTGGGCTGGGGCCATGCCTGGGCGCATGAAACCGCGGTGGTCCGACGGAAGAGCGAGGCGTCCCGGTTTCAGGATCTTGTTGCCTGTGGAGATATGACCATTGTCCGGCGTGTCGGGGATGACACGGCGGAAGTGGCGGAATATGTGCGTCGCATTCATGAGGCTGAGTTACTGGACCATATCGGTATTGACCCGTCAGGGGTGGGGCAGATTCTGGATTCACTGGCGGAAGCCGGGATCCCCGACGGAATTGTGGTGGGGATAAGCCAGGGCTGGAAACTGGGCGGGGCCATTAAAACCACCGAGCGCAAACTGGCTGAAGGGGTGCTGGTGCATGGTGACCAGCCCCTGATGGCCTGGTGTGTCGGCAATGCCCGGGTGGAGCCTAAAGGTAACGCCATTCTTATCACCAAACAGGCCAGTGGACGGGGAAAAATTGACCCGCTGATGGCGCTGTTCAATGCGGTCTCCCTGATGTCCCTTAACCCGGAACCGAAAAAGAAAGAATATGCGGTTTTTTTCATATAACCCTGTTCACACTGTAACCATCACGAACCGCTCCGGCGGTTTTTTTATTTTCAGGAGGCTGATGTGACTCTTAAACGGGCCTGTTCCCTGCTGACGGTGAAATCCTTCAGTGAGGATGAACGGGTGATCACCGGGATTGCGTCAACGCCTTCTCCGGAGCGGGATGGTGACATCCTGGAGCCGGAGGGGGCGGAGTTTGGCAGTACGATCCCGTTTCTCTGGCAGCATGACCATTCCCGCCCTGTAGGCCAGTGTACGGTGCGCCGGGTCAGCGAAGGGCTGGAAATCACGGCAACACTGGTGAAGCCCGTACCGGATATGCCGTCGCAACTGGCTGCCCGGCTGGATGAGGTCTGGGCGGCCATTAAGACCGGGCTGGTCAGGGGGCTGTCCGTGGGCTTCCGTCCCCATGAATACACCTTTCTGGACGGAGGCGGACTGCATTTTCTGCGCTGGGAACTGATGGAGGTGTCTGCCGTCACCGTGCCCGCGAATGCGGAATGCACCATCCGGACCATTAAATCTTACGACCGCCCGTTTTCTGCCGCGTCCGGCAACCGGAAACCGGTGGTGAAAATCGCATCTTCTGCCGGCGCTGCGGCACAGTCAACAACCGTTTTTCATAAGGAAAAGACCATAATGAATATTGGCGAACAGATTAAAAGTTTTGAAAACAAGCGTGCGGCGCTGGCAGCCTCCCTTGAGGAGGTCATGACCAAAGCCGCAGAGGAAGGCCGCACACTGGATGTGGAAGAGGAAGAGCACTACGACAACACCGCAGCGGAAATCCGTCAGGTGGATGCGCACCTGAAGCGTCTGCGTGAACTGGAAACCAGTAAGGCCGCCACGGCACAGCCGGTGAAACAGGCCGGTAACGGGAATGTGGCCACGGTGGCTTCAGCGCCGGTGATCCGTGTTGAGCAGAAACTGGAGAAGGGGATTGGTTTCGCCCGCTTTGCCAAATCACTGGCCGCGGCTAAAGGTGTCCGCTCTGAAGCCCTGGAAGTGGCCCGTCGTCAGTATCCGGATGACAGCCGTCTGCATCATGTCCTGAAGTCGGCGGTGGGGGCAGGGACCACCACGGACCCACAGTGGGCAGGCAGCCTGTCTGAATATCAGGAATATGCGCAGGACTTTATTGATTATCTGCGTCCGCAGACCATTATCGGGCGATTTGGTCATGGCGGGATCCCGGCACTTCGTCAGGTGCCGTTCAATATTCGCGTGCATGCCCAGGTGTCCGGTGGTGCTGCCGGCTGGGTGGGGCAGGGTAAGGCCAGACCCCTGACGAAGTTTGATTTTGAATCCATCACCTTCAGTCATGCGAAGGTGGCGGCTATTGCGGTACTGACGGAAGAGCTGATCCGTTTTTCCAGTCCTGCCGCCGATGCGCTGGTCCGTAATGCACTGGCGGAAGCGGTGGTGGCGCGTCTGGACACAGACTTTGTGGACCCGAAAAAAGCGGCGGTGGCCGATGTTTCCCCTGCGTCCATCACCCATGATGTGAAGGGCACGGCATCAACCGGTAACCCGGATACGGATGCGGAAGCCGCGTTTGGTCAGTTTGTGGCAGCAAACCTGCAGCCCACCGGTGCGGTCTGGCTGATGTCCAGCACAAATGCCCTGGCGCTGTCCATGCGTAAAAATGCGCTGGGTCAGAAGGAATATCCGGACATGACCCTGCTTGGCGGCACCTTCCAGGGCCTGCCGGTGATTGTCTCCCAGTACGTGGGTGACCAGCTGGTGCTGGTGAATGCGCCGGATATTTATCTGGCTGATGACGGCGGTGTGGCGGTGGATATGTCCCGTGAAGCGTCACTGGAGATGCAGTCTGAACCGACCAGCGACAGCAGCACACCGTCACCGGTGGAGCTGGTCTCCATGTTCCAGACCGGCAGCGTGGCCATCCGTGCGGAGCGCTGGATCAACTGGCGTCGTCGCCGTACCGCGGCAGTGGCGGTGATCACCGGTGTGAACTACGGAACTGCGTCCGGCGGCTGAGTCTGATGAGGAGGGCGGGAGGCGCGAGCTTCCCGCAGTAACTGATGGCAAAAATCCAGTATCTGCAGGGCACGCATGATGCCCGGGCCGGGGATATCCGTGATGTGGCACAGCCGTGTGCGGAGGTGCTGGTTCGCCTGGGGAAGGCGGAGTACATCACAGTGCGACGTCCGGCAGGTCAGAAAAAGAAACGTGATGCGGAGCATGGCGAATGTGGAACCTTTTGTGGCGAACCCGAAAAAACCAGAAATCAGGACGTGATGTAAAAGAGGTGGGCTGGACCAGCCTGTTTCAGGCGGTGGCTGAGCCTTTTGCCGGTGCCTGGCAGCAGGGTGTGAAAGCCGATCCGGAAACCGTTTTGTCCTTTCACGCGGTGTTTTCTTGCATTTCGCTGATATCCCAGGATATCGCCAAAATGCGGCTGCGCCTGATGCAGACCGATACACAGGGGATCCGCCGTGAAAAACGGCAGGGGGATATTGCCCGTCTCTGTCGTCGTCCCAATGCACAGCAGAATCGTATCCAGTTTTTTGAACTGTGGCTGAACGCCAAACTGCGTCACGGCAATACGGTGGTGCTGAAAATCCGTAACTCCCGGGGGCAGATCAAAGAACTGCGTATTCTGGACTGGAGCCGGGTTGAACCTCTGGTGGCGGATGACGGCGAGGTGTTCTATCGCATTACACCGGACCGGAACTGCGGGATCACTGAGGCGGTGACGGTGCCTGCCAGGGAAGTGATCCACGACCGGTTTAACTGTTTTTTTCATCCGCTTGTGGGGCTGCCGCCGGTGTATGCTGCCGGGCTGGCGGCCACGCAGGGGCATCATATTCAGGCAAATTCAACGTCTTTTTTCAGAAATGGCGGCAGGCCGTCCGGGGTGATTGAGATCCCCGGCAGTATTACGGAAGAAAATGCGAAAAAACTGAAGAGCAACTGGGACAGCGGGTATACAGGCGAAAATGCGGGGAAAACGGCCATTCTGAGCAACGGGGCAAAATACAACCCCACGACGTTTTCACCGGTGGATGCGCAGACGGTGGAACAACTGAAGATGACTGCTGAAATTGTCTGTTCGGTGTTCCGTGTCCCGGCCTACAAGATTGGCGTGGGACAACCGCCTTCCAGTGACAACGTGGAGGCGCTGGAGCAGCAGTATTATTCCCAGTGCCTGCAGACGCTGATTGAGTCCATTGAACTGTTACTGGATGAGGCGCTGGAAACGGGGGAAAACGAGAGTACAGAATTTGATGTCACCACGCTGCTGAGAATGGACAGTGAGCGGCGCATGAAAACGCTGGGGGATGCGGTGAAAAATACGCTTCTCACGCCCAATGAGGCCCGTAAACGGGAGAACCTGCCGCCTCTGGCCGGCGGTGATGCACTGTATCTTCAGCAGCAGAACTACAGTCTGGAGGCGCTGTCCCGTCGTGATGCCCGTGAGGATCCGTTCGCGTCGACCGGGAAAACAGTTTCATCACAACTGCCTGACGGCGCATCTGACGGTAATAAGGCCATAAGCGAAACAGAGCGTGATGCGGTGAAGGCGATGTTCAGGGGGATACTGCGAAAATGACAGAGCGTGAACTGTCCATTATCCGTGCGCTGGGTGAAGAATTCGCCACGGTGCTGGCGGATTTACAGCGCACATTTGAGGAGAAGATGGCCGCACAGTCGGGGGCGTTTGAAGAGAAACTGGCTTCCCTGTCTGCTCTGTTACAGAAGCATGTGACGGTGGATGAGGTGCGCCCTGTTCTGCAGGCGATGATGAATGACGCCGTGGGGGCCATTCCGGTACCGCGCGATGGTCGTGATTATGATCCGGAGGTGCTGCAGCAGGCGGTGAATGATGCGGTCGCGAAAATACCGGTACCGGCGGACGGTAAAAGTGTCACTGCGGATGATGTACGCCCGATGATCGAGCAGATGGTGAAGGACGCAGTGAGTCATATCCCTGCTCCGCGCGATGGTCGTGATTATGATCCGGAGGTGCTGCTGAGGGCGGTGAATGACGCTGTCGGAAAACTTCCGGTACCGGCAGATGGAAAAAGTATCACACCGGATGATGTGCGTCCGATGCTCGAGCAGATGGTGACGGATGCCGTGAGTCATATCCCCGTTCCGCGCGACGGTCGTGACTACGATCCGGAAGTTCTGCAGAAGGCGGTTCTGGATGCGGTGAGTGCCCTGCCGGCTCCACAGGACGGGCGTGATGCCACGGCACTGGAAATATTCCCGGCGATTGATGAGCAAAAATCCTTTCCCCGGGGCACGTATGCCACACACCAGGGCGGACTCTGGCGGGCGTATGAAAAAACGCACGGGATGCGGGGATGGGAATGCCTGGTTGACGGGGTGGCCGATATTGACGTCAGCATGACCGGCGAACGGTCGTTCACTGTGGTGGTCCGGCAGAGCAGTGGCCAGTGTACGGAAAAAACATTTTCCCTGCCGGTGATGCTCTATCGCGGTGTATTCAGAACCGGCGAAACCTACCACCCCGGCGATACGGTGACGTGGGGGGGCTCGTTGTGGCACTGCAACAGCATGACCGGTGATAAACCCGGAGAAGCTCATTCATCAGGCTGGACCCTGGCTGCAAAACGAGGGCGGGATGCAGGAGGTGGAAAGTGACAGCATTACTGACACTGGAAGAAATCAAGGCTCATCTGCGTGTTGACCATGACGCGGATGATGACATGCTGATGGACAAGGTTCGTCAGGCTACAGCTGTGCTGCTGGCCTACATTCAGGGCAGCCGGGATAAGGTAATCCGTGAGGACGGTGAACTGATCCCGGGCGAGGCATTAACCCGGATGAAGGGGGCTGCCATGCGCCTGACCGGGATGTTGTACCGGAATCCGGATCTTGCTGAGCGGGAAGACCTCGTGCAGGGGGAACTGCCGTTTTCTGTGTCCGTGCTGATTTACGATTTGCGTTGTCCGACGGTGTTATGAGGAGGGGGGGGATGGCAATATCTGCAGGTCGTCTGACACAGATGATAAGTGTTCTGAACCCGGTGTTAACCCGTAATGCTGCCGGAGAAATGACGGAAGAGTGGGTGTCATGCGGGAAAATTCATGCGGATATCCGGGGCAGGAGCAGCCGGGAGCGGATGCAGTCCGGTGCGGAAATGGCGCAGGCGGAAATCCGCATCTGGGTGCGCGGTCCGTCAGGACGGAAAATCACGGCGGCGTCACGACTGCATGTGCTGAGCGGCCCGTGGCGTGACCGAATTCTGAATGTTGTCGGGGGGCCGGTGCCGGATGCGACCGGCGGGCGTCTGGAAATTCTCTGTCGGCTGGGAGGGGAAAAATGATCGAAACCCTGCTGGATTTTTCGGGGCTTGAGGATATCAGTCGCGATTTGCAGCTTCTGAGTGGTGCGGAAAACAACCGGGTGTTGCGTGAGGCAACCCGTGCGGGGGCGAATGTACTGAAGAACGAAGTGGTGTCACGGGCACCGGTGCGCAGGGGAAAACTGCGCCGCAATGTGGTGGTTCTTTCCCGGCGTTCCCGCGATGGCGGGATGGAATCCGGTGTGCATATCCGTGGTGTTAATCCGGACACCGGCAACAGTGATAACACCATGAAGGCGGATAATCCCCGCAATGCCTTCTACTGGCGGTTTGTGGAAATGGGTACCGTGAATATGCCACCACACCCGTTTGTGCGCCCGGCGTTTGATGTGCGCAGTGAACAGGCAGCCCGGGTGGCGATTGCGCGGATGAACCGGGCAATTGATGAGGTACTGAGACGATGACGGAGACGGATTTGTACCCACATCTGGCGCATCTTGCGGGAGGGCAGGCGTATCCGTATGTGGTTCCCCTGCAGGATGGCAGACCCTCTGTATCGTTACCGTGGGTGGTTTTCAGCCTGATTTCATCGGTGTCTGCGGACGTGATGGGCGGACAGGCAGAGTCATCGGTGTCGGTGCAGATTGACGTTTATGCGGTGACGGTCACACAGGCGCGTCAGATACGTCAGCAGGCCCGTGAGTCCATCATGTCGCTGGCCCCGGAATCGGTCAGTGAAATGCAGAACTATATTCCGGAAAACCGCTGTTACCGTGCAACCCTGGAGTTTCAGGTCACGGTGTGACTTTTTCTTTTTTTCTACAAAACCCATACCCCGCCGCGTGCGGGTTTTTTATTATCAGGAGGCAGAATGTCTGCTTTGTATGAACGCTCACAGCTGACGCAGGTGATGATTTCATCTGCCCCGGCGACTGCTGAAACTATGGATAAGGCGGAATATCTGCGCCTGGACTGCACCATCAAGGAAGTCCAGTTCACCGCCGGTCAGAAACAGGATATTGATGTGACCACGCTCTGCTCCACAGAGCAGGAGAACATCAACGGTCTGGGGGCGTCGTCTGAGATTTCCATGTCGGGTAATTTTTATCTGAATCAGGCCCAGAACGCCCTGCGTGATGCCTATGACAATGACTCGTTGTATGCGTTTAAGGTGCAGTTTCCGTCCGGTAAGGGCTTTAAGTTCCTGGCGGAAGTGCGTCAGCACACCTGGTCATCCGGTACCAACGGCGTGGTGGCAGCAACGTTTTCACTGCGTCTGAAAGGCAAACAGGTGTCCTATGTGGTACCGCTGGCGTTTGTTAAAAAGCCGGAGGCGAAGCTTACCGTGAATACCGGTGCGCTGCTGACAATGTCAGTCAGTGTCAACGGGGGAACGCCGCCTTATAAATACGCCTGGAAGAAGGATGGTCAGCCGGTCGAGGGACAGACTACTGACACTTTCAGTAAAGCCAATACGCAGTCAGGTGATAAGGGGGCTTATACCTGCATGGTAACGGATTCTGCAGAACAGCCGCAGAGAATTACCTCTGACGCGTGCACGGTAACGGTAAATGGCGCAGGTTGATAAGGATAATCCGATGGCAAAAGATCTGAAAACACTGGCGCTGGCCAGACTGTCCGGATTTCGTCATAAAACGGTGAAGGTGCCGGAATGGGGGAATGTCAGCGTGGTGCTGCGCGAGCCTTCGGCAGAGGCCTGGTATCTTTGGCGGGAAGTTCTTAATGGCGATGATGCGGGTGACGATACCCTGTCGGTGGTGGCAAAAACCCGCCGTAACCTGGAGGCGGATGTGACGTTGTTCTGTGATGTTCTGTGTGATAAGGACATGAAACGTGTGTTCACCGCAGATGATCGCGAGCAGGTGCTGGCTGTCTATGGTCCGGTGCATGCCCGGTTGCTGCGTCAGGCACTGGAACTGATCACCGATGCTGAGTCGGCAAGAAAAAAGTAGCCCGCCCGGAAATTCGCTTTCTGATGCGACTTGCGCTCCGTCTGGGGCGCACCTTATCCGAACTGCGCCACAGTCTGAGTGCGAGCGAGGCGATGATGTGGATGGAGTTCGACAGGGTGTCCCCGCTGGGCGATGAGCGCGGGGATATCCGTAATGCGCAGATCGTGAAAGCGGTTTTCGGGGCGCAGGGGATGAATGTTTCACTGAAGGACGCCATGCTCTGCTGGGGCGAGGATGAGGACAAGCCGGAAGCGGATCCTTTTGCGGGACTGGAAGACGCGCTGAGCCTTGCTGCACAGTCATAAATGATGAGAACCGCTGAGGCGGTTTTTTTTCGTCCGGAGAAAGGTGAATGGCGACGTTACGTGAACTGATTATCAAAATTTCGGCAAATTCGCAGTCATTCCAGTCGGAGATCCAGCGGGCTTCCCGCATGGGCAGTGAATATTACCGGACCCTGCAGAATGGCGGGCGTCAGGCTGCCGCAGTCGCCCGGGAGCAGCGACGCGCCCTGGCTGAGCTGAACAGCCAGTTGACGGAAATTCGCGGTTCTGCTGTCGGAGTGGCTGGCGCATTTGCCGGTGCCTTTGCCACCGGACACCTGATTTCACTGGCGGATGAGTGGAGTTCCGTAAATGCCCGTCTGAAACAGGCGTCGCAGTCATCCGTTGAATTTCCGTCATCACAGAAAGTGCTGATGGATATCAGTCAGCGGACAGGTACCGCGTTTTCGGATAATGCGGCCCTGTTTGCCCGTTCGGCTGCCTCGATGCGTGAATATGGTTACAGTGCTGATGATGTGCTGAAGGTGACGGAGGCCATTTCGACAGGACTGAAACTGTCAGGGGCTGGAGTTGCGGAATCCGGTTCGGTGATCACCCAGTTCAGCCAGGCACTGGCACAGGGTGTACTGCGTGGCGAAGAATTTAATGCTGTTAACGAAAATGGCGACCGGGTGATCCGCGCGCTTGCTGCGGGGATGGGTGTGGCCCGTAAAGATCTGAAGGCAATGGCGGATGACGGAAAACTGACAGCGGATAAAGTGGTCCCCGCGTTAATCAGCCTGCTGGGGATATTACGTGATGAATATGCGGCCATGCCGGAAACGGTTTCCGGTAGTATCACAAAGGTGGAAAACGCCTTTATGGCCTGGGTGGGCGGTGTGAATGAGGCCAGCGGCTCGACGAAAACGCTCTCCGGCGTGCTGAATGGTGTGGCCGGACATATTGATAATGTGGCCGCGGCGGCGGGCGTGCTGGTTGCTGTCGGGGTGGCCCGGTACTTTGGCAATATGGCCGCAGGCGTGGGAAAGGCCACCACAGAGCTGATCGCGGCGAAGTCCGGGACGGTTGCCCTGGCAGCCGCACAGGCAGATGCGTCTGTTCAGGTGCAGCGTAAGGCGGCAGCTGACGCGCTGGCGGCAGAACGTGCCTGGCAACTGGCACAGGCTGAACTTGCACTGGCCAGAAACACCAGTGCGGAGGCGCTGGCCACACAGAATGCCGTCGCAAAACGCCGGGCCATGATTGTGGCCAATGCCGCACTGGTACAGTCGAATCAGGCGGTGGCGGCCTCGAGGAAGGCGCTGGAGAATGCCACGTCGGTTACGGGAATGCTGAAAAGTGGCGCGGCATCCCTGCTTTCGCTTGTCGGCGGGATACCCGGTTTACTGATGCTGGGAGCCGGTGCCTGGTACACGGTGTACCAGAATCAGGAACAGGCCAGGGAGTCCGCCCGTCAGTATGCATCGACGATTGATGAAATCCGGGCAAAGGTACCGGGAATGACCCTTCCGGAACTGGCTGATAATGAGGGTAAAACCCGCGAGGCACTGGAAGAGCAGAATCGTCTGATTGCTGAGCAGGAAAGTAAAGTCCGGGGACTGAAAACACAGATTGCTGACTATCAGCGCTGGCTGCAGGAAAATCCACAGGGTGGTTCAGGTGCGGAGATTATAACCCACGGCCTTGCGGAGGCAACCGGCAGGCTGGCGGTCGAGCAGTCACGCCTGACACAGATACAGGAAAAGGCGAAGTCTGTACAGGAAACGCTGGCGTCACTGGAATACAACCGTGTGGCGAGGATACGTGAGGAGGCGGCAGAGCAGAACAGGGCATACCAGGCATTACTGCAGACGAATGTTCAGCATACGGAATTCAACCGTCTGCTGGGGCTGGGGAATGAACTGCTTCAGCAGCGGCAGGGACTGGTGAATGTGCCGTTACGGCTGCCACAGGCCACTCTGGATGATAAACAGCAGAGTGCCCTGACAAAAACAGAGCGTGAGCTGGCCCTGTCCAGACTGAAAGGGGAAGAAAAAGAGCGTGTCCGACTGGGGTATGCGGCGGATGACCTCGGTTTTGTGGGTGAACCGTATCAGGAGGCGAGACAACGTTATATCAGTAATGCCCTGGAAGCCTGGCGCAATAACGAGGCGAATAAAACCAAATCCCGGGGTGGAAAATCAGAGACGGAAAAAGCGGAAGACAGTTTTTCCCGGCTACTGAAGCAGCAGAAAGAGCAACTGGCACTGGCGGGTCAGAATACAGAGCTGGCGAAGCTGAAGTACCAGACAGCGCAGGGCGAACTGAAAACCCTGACGGAGATACAGAAGCAGGAACTGCTGCGCAATGCGGCCCTGATTGACCAGCAAAAAATCCGGGAACAGTTGCGATCCCGGGAAGAGACCCTGAAGAATGATAATGTGGCTGCGCGTGCATCAAATGAAGCCGAACTGCTGGGGTACGGGCAGGGAGAACGAGCCAGGGAACGCATGCGGGAGTTGCAGCAGATCCGCGACAGCTTCCGCCAGAAGGATGCGGACCTTCAGTCTCAGTATCAGACCGGGGATATCAGTGAGGATTTTTACAGACAGGCACGGGCACAGAACGCGCAGTATCTGAGCGAACGCCTTAAGGACCAGGCAGCCTTTTATGCCGAATCGGATGCGCAGCGTGCGGACTGGCAGAAAGGCTTGCAGGAGGGGCTCAGTAACTGGGTGGACAATGCATCCGATTACGCCTCTCAGGCAGCACAGCTGGCAACGGAGGGGATTTCAGGACTGGTGAATAACATCACGGAGATGCTGAACGGAAACAAAGTGGAATGGCGCAACTGGGCCTCATCCGTACTGCAGGAAATCTCAAAAGTTCTTATGAATGCCGCGATTGTCAACGGAATTAAGACGGCGGCAAACGGTATGTCCGGTGCGGGAGGATTTATTGGCAGCATTGGTGACTGGCTGGGCGGTGCGGTGGCCAATGCAAAAGGCGGCGTGTATACCTCGGCAAACCTGAGTGCGTACAGCAACAGCATTGTGGACACGCCCACGTACTTTGCGTTTGCAAAAGGGGCCGGGCTGATGGGGGAAGCCGGACCTGAAGCCATTATGCCCCTGACCCGGGCGGCGGATGGCTCGCTGGGCGTACGCGCGGTGGGCAGTATGAACGGCAGTGCCGGTCTGGTGTATTCCCCGGTCTACCACATCGCCATTCAGAATGACGGGGCTAACGGACAGATAGGGCCGGAGGCGGCAGGCAGTCTTGTGCAGCTGATTGACCAGCGGGTGCAGGCGGTGATGCTGTCCATGCGACGTGACGGAGGAATGCTGAGTGGCTGAGATAAAAACGCTGCATCTGGTCCCGCGTGAAGGGATGCAGGTGAGTGAGAAACCGTCGGTGGTGAGGGTTCGGTTTGGTGACGGTTATGAACAGCGCCGACCGACGGGACTTAATGCCAGACTGAAGACGTTTCAGGCGGTGTTCCGGGTGACGGATGAACCAACCCGGCGCTGGCTGGATGAATTTTTATCCTGGCATGGTGGTTACCGTGCCTTTTTGTGGCGACCGCCGAAACATAACCGGACGGTGAGGGTGGTATGCCGGGAGTGGAGCGTCACAGATAACGCCAGGTACAGTGATTTCAGTTGTACGATTGAGCAGGTGGTGAACTGATGCAGGATATTCACGAAGAAAGTCTGAACGAGTCGGTTAAGTCAGAGCAGTCACCGCGGGTGGTACTCTGGGAAATCGACCTGACGGTGCAGGGCGGTGAGCGGTATTTTTTCTGCAATGAGCTGAATGAAAAAGGGGAGCCGGTGACCTGGCAGGGGCGTGAATATCAGGCGTACCCGATTGAGGGGAGTGGCTTTGAGATGAACGGGAAGGGCAGCAGTGCCAGACCATCGCTGACGGTGTCCAATCTGTTTGGTCTGGTCACCGGGATGGCGGAAGACCTGCAGAGTCTGGTGGGGGCCACGGTGGTCCGCCGCCGGGTGTATGCCCGTTTTCTGGATGCGGTGAATTTCGTTGCGGGCAATCCGGAGGCGGACCCGGAGCAGGAGCTGAGTGACCGCTGGGTGGTGGAGCAGATGTCGCAGCTGACAGCCATGACGGCCTCGTTTGTGCTGGCCACACCGACCGAGACGGACGGGGCGCTGTTTCCCGGTCGTATCATGCTGGCGAACACCTGTATGTGGACCTGCCGCTCTGATGAGTGTGGTTACACGGGCGGGGCTGTGGCGGATGAGTTCGATAAACCCACCACGGATATCCGTAAGGACAGATGCAGCAAGTGCATGCGCGGGTGTGAACTGCGCAGGAATGTCGGCAATTTTGGCGGTTTCCTTTCCATTAATAAACTTTCGCAGTAAATCCCGGTTTATGACACAGACTGAATCAGCGATTCTGGCGCATGCCCGGCGGTGTGCGCCTGCGGAGTCGTGCGGCTTCGTGATAAGCACGCCGGAGGGGGAGCGGTATATCCCTTGTGTGAATATTTCCGCGGAGCCGGAGGCGTATTTTCGTATCGCACCGGAAGACTGGCTGCGGGCAGAGATGCAGGGGGAGATTGTGGCACTGGTCCACAGTCATCCCGGTGGGCTGCCCTGGCTGAGCGAGGCTGACCGGCGGCTGCAGATAAAAAGCGCACTGCCCTGGTGGCTGGTCTGCCGGGGTGACATTCACAAATTCCGCTGTGTGCCACATCTGACGGGACGGCGCTTTGAGCACGGGGTGACGGACTGTTACACGCTGTTCCGGGATGCTTATCATCTGGCGGGGACTGAAATGCCGGATTTTCATCGCGAGGATGACTGGTGGCGCAACGGCCAGAACCTGTACCTGGACAACCTGGCGGAAAACGGCTTTTGCCGGGTGTCTCCGTCCTCTGCACAGGCAGGCGATGTGCTGCTGTGCTGCTTTGGTTCATCGGTGCCGAATCATGCCGCCGTTTACTGTGGTGACGGCGAGCTGCTGCACCATATTCCTGAACAACTGAGTAAACGGGAGAGGTATTCCGAAAAATGGCAACGACGAACGCATTCAGTCTGGCGTCACCGCCACTGGCACGCATCCGCCTTTACGGGGATTTACAACGATTTGGCCGCCGCCTCAGCCTGTATGTGAACACGGCAGCGGAAGCCATTCGCGCCCTGTCGATGCAGATGCCGGGCTTTCGCCGTCAGATGAACGAAGGCTGGTACCAGATACGTATTGCCGGTGATGACACGGCACCGGAGGCGGTGTACGCCCGTCTTCACGAACAGCTGGGTGAGGGAACGGTCATCCACATTGTGCCGCGACTGGCCGGGGCCGGAAAGGGTGGACTGCAGATTGTGCTGGGGGCGGCAGCCATCGTGGGCTCTTTCTTCACGGCCGGTGCCTCGATGGTGTTATGGGGTACAGCCCTGAGTGCCGGCGGTTTTTCTGCCACCACGATGCTGTTTTCACTGGGGGCCAGCATGATACTGGGCGGTGTGGCCCAGATGCTGGCCCCGAAGGCAAAAACACCGGATTACCGCGCAACGGATAACGGCAGACAGAACACGTACTTTTCCTCGCTGGATAACATGATTGCCCAGGGGAACCCGATGCCGGTGCCTTACGGGGAAATGCTGGTTGGCTCCCGCCGTATATCCCTGGACATCAGCACCCGTGATGAAGGCGGGGGCGGAAAGGTCGTGGTTATCGGGCGGCAGGGGTAAAAAGAATAAAAAAATCCCGCAGTGATCGCGGACAGGAACTGCGGGAGAGTTACGAAGATTAAGTGTAAGGAATTATTCTTATATCACGACAAAAAAATTAACGCAGAGAAATTATACGCGCCACAGTCAGTTTGTGAAAATGTGAAGATATTCAGAATTTTTATGCCATTACCGGTTTTAACCAACAGGATTATCGGTGGGCATGAAAGAAAACCCCGGTATCTGCTGATACCGGGGTTTCTCTTTAGCATGGCAGAAATGTGTTTCATGCTTTTCGGGCGAAGGATATCCGACTTCTGTACGGAATGGCAAGTGGCGGTTAATTTATTCAGGGGAAGGCTGTATGGGAAAAGGTGGCGGTAAGGCACACACGCCTCGTGAGGCGAAGGATAATCTCAAATCCACGCAGATGATGAGTGTGATTGATGCGATTGGTGAGGGACCGATAGAAGGTCCGGTGAAGGGACTGCAGAGTATCCTGGTGAACAAAACCCCGCTGACGGACACGGACGGTAATCCCGTGATACACGGTGTGACTGCGGTCTGGCGTGCCGGGGAGCAGGAGCAGACACCACCGGAAGGCTTTGAGTCCTCCGGAGCTGAAACCGGACTGGGCGTGGAAGTGACGAAGGCAAAACCGGTGACGCGCACCATTACGTCCGCGAACATTGACCGCCTGCGGGTTACCTTCGGGGTGCAGTCACTGGTGCAGACCACGTCAAAGGGCGACCGTAATCCTTCCTCTGTCCGGATTCTGATTCAGTTACAGCGTAATGGCCGCTGGGTGACGGAAAAGGATGTCACCATTAACGGCAAGACCACCTCGCAGTTCCTGGCCTCGGTGATTCTGGATAATCTGCCTCCCCGGCCCTTTAACATCCGGATGGTCAGGGAGACGGCGGACAGCACCACGGACCAGCTGCAGAATAAGACGCTGTGGTCGTCATACACCGAAATCATCGATGTGAAACAGTGCTACCCGAACACGGCCATTGTGGGGCTGCAGGTGGATGCGGAGCAGTTCGGCGGCCAGCAGATGACGGTGAACTACCATATCCGCGGTCGCATCATCCAGGTGCCGTCAAACTATGACCCGGAAAAACGCACGTACAGTGGTATCTGGGACGGCAGCCTGAAACCGGCATACAGCAACAACCCGGCCTGGTGTCTGTGGGACATGCTGACTCACCCGCGCTACGGCATGGGAAAACGTCTGGAGGCGGCGGATGTGGACAAGTGGGCGCTGTATGCCATCGGGCAGTACTGCGACCAGACGGTCCCGGATGGTTTCGGGGGGACCGAGCCGCGGATGACCTTTAATGCGTACCTGGCACAACAGCGTAAGGCGTGGGACGTTCTCAGTGATTTCTGCTCTGCGATGCGCTGTATGCCGGTATGGAACGGCCAGACGCTGACGTTCGTTCAGGACCGTCCGTCGGATGTGGTGTGGCCGTACACCAACAGCGATGTGGTGGTGGATGATAACGGCGTGGGTTTCCGCTACAGCTTCAGTGCCCTGAAGGACCGGCACACGGCAGTGGAGGTGAATTACACCGACCCGCAGAACGGCTGGCAGACCTCCACGGAACTGGTGGAAGACCCGGAAGCCATACTGCGCTACGGACGCAACCTGCTGAAGATGGACGCGTTCGGCTGTACCAGCCGCGGTCAGGCCCACCGTGCCGGGCTGTGGGTGATAAAGACCGAACTGCTGGAAACGCAGACGGTGGATTTCACGCTCGGGTCACAGGGGCTGCGTCACACACCCGGTGACATCATTGAAATCTGTGATAACGACTATGCCGGGACCATGACCGGCGGACGTGTCCTGTCCATCGATGCCGCCAGCCGTACCCTGACGCTGGACCGGGAGGTGACACTGCCGGAGACCGGCACGGCCACTGTTAATCTGATTAACGGCAGCGGTAAGCCGGCGAGCGTGGCCATCACCGCACACCCCGCGCCTGACCGGATACAGGTCAGCACCCTGCCGGATGGTGTGGAGACATACGGGGTGTGGGGACTCTCCCTGCCGTCACTGCGTCGTCGCCTGTTCCGCTGTGTCTCCATCCGGGAAAACACGGACGGCACGTTCGCCATCACGGCGGTGCAGCACGTACCGGAAAAAGAAGCCATTGTGGATAACGGTGCCCGCTTTGAGCCGCAGTCAGGCAGCCTGAACAGCGTTATCCCACCGGCAGTGCAGCACCTGACGGTGGAGGTGAGTGCAGCTGACGGTCAGTATCTGGCACAGGCGAAATGGGACACGCCGCGGGTGGTGAAGGGTGTGCGCTTCAGTCTGCGTCTGACCAGCGGAAGCGGAGAAGACAGCCGTCTGGTGAGCACCGCCATCACCGCAGACACGGAGCACCGTTTCAGTGGTCTGCCGCTGGGGGAATACACCCTGACGGTGCGGGCCATTAACAGCTACGGCCAGCAGGGCGAACCTGCGACCACCACCTTCCGGATTAACGCGCCTGCAAAACCCGCCACCATTGAGCTGACGCCGGGGTATTTTCAGATAACGGCGGTACCGGTGCTGGCGGTGTATGACCCGACGGTGCAGTTTGAGTTCTGGTTTTCGGAAAAACGCATCACGAACACGGCACAGGTGGAAAAATCTGCCCGTTATCTGGGGACCGGCAGTCAGTGGACTGTCCAGGGCGATCGGATTAAGCCGGGGATGGATTTCTGGTTTTATGTGCGCAGTGTCAACCTGGTGGGCAAGTCTGCATTTGTGGAAGCCAGCGGGCAGGCCAGCAATGATGCAAAAGGGTATCTGGAATTTTTCCGTGGTCTGATAGATGAGACGCTTCTGGGCCAGGCACTGAAAGAGCGCATTGATGCTTCAGCGCTGCGTACGGAGGTCACGCAACTGGAAGAAGACATCCGTCAGCGGATGGACACGGATATCGCAGAAGTGACCCGGAAAATCGGAGAGGCGGAAAACAGCCTCACGCAGCTGGTTGCGAAAAAGAATGAGGACCAGACACTGGCCATCGCGCAGGTGAGCCAGAAAGTGGACCGGGTGAGCAGTGAAATCTCACAGAC